CGCTCGGCGTAAAAACCTTGATGTAGGGTCGCAGTTTAGCGGTCGGGCAGGCGGCGACCATCGCCGCTTGTAGTACCGACGCGGCCTCTGCCAACGCCTCGCGGGAGACCTGGTTCACGTCCACGCTGGCCCGCTCGAGCGCATCGGCATACTCCGAAAAATCAATTTGCCAGCCCGCTTTCATAGCGTCCCTTTCACCCGCTCCACGCGAAATTGCGTCCAGCGGTTCGCATTGGAGACATTCTCCGGCGCGCTGATCAACTGCCAGCGCGATCCGCCATCGTCCAGGATGGCGTAACTCGGCAGGATGTCGTCGCGGTAACGGATCGTCACCGTCGCCCGCTCCACCGACTTCCCCGCCTCCGCCTGCATCTCCTGGCCGTGGTCATGCACCCACTGCGACCAGACCGTCGGGGTCGTCGCGATGGTCGCCCACGTCGGCGTCTGCGCGCCGTCCGCCCCCTGCGCGACCGTCGGCTTCTGGAAAGTGATGCGGGTCCGCATCGCGCCCGCGTTGACGGTGTATGCCGCCATATCACGCGCTCACATCGTCGGCGGGATGGTGTAGCGCCGCCGCGTACAGGTTGCCAGAGAGATCGGCGCCGTCAGTCTGTTGCAGTTGACCGTCAACGCTCACCACGCTCTCGAAACTCGCGGCCTGCGAGCCGCTCACGCCATACGTCCCGACCACACGCACGACTTTATCGCCCTTGCGCGCGCCCGCGAGGGCGATCCCGCCAGCGCCGCTCAACCCCGCGAACTCGACCTTGCGGTACGTCAGCGCCAGCGCTTCCAGCTGCGTCAACGCCGCGCTCACCGCCTGCGGAGTCTGACCGAGCATGCCGGGATTGTCGTACCAGTAGATCAGCAGCGCTCCCGCCGTAAGCTTCGCGACGGGATGGATCGGCGAATCCGCCGCCCAGTCGTGGCCGCTGGCGTGTTGCAGGTACGCGTCCACCATCGGCAGGTATTGCAGCATCACCGCATCGGTCGGCGCGGTGCGCAAAAAGTTCGCGGCTTCGTTTGCGGTCAGAATGTTCGTCATGGCGTTTCCACGGCAACAGGCCAGTCAGGGACGGGACGAGGAAGGGTCGCCCCGTCCCTGCGCTGGATTAGGTTTTTGCCCGTCCCCGCTTCGGCGCGGGTTTCTCCGCCGCCTCGGGTTCGGGATGGGCCGCGGGCGCTTCCTGCGCGGCGGGATCGTCGTCGAAGCGCGAGCGGGCGATCTCGCGCCAGCCCTGCTCCGCAAATTCCGCCAGCCGCGCCGCAGGCACGTACATCCGCGCCCCGTCGCGCTCCATCAGGATCAACTCGGCCATCTCTCCACCTACCCGAGCAGGCAGACGATGGCCTCGCTGTTGACGGCCTTCACGCCCCACGCCAGGGATACCTCCCAGATAATTTTGTGATAGGCCGGATAGTGCGAGACCAGGAACGACAATCCGCTGAACGGGTCGGTGATCACCGTATGTTCGCCCAGCGCGCCCTCTTTCGGCAGTTTAGGCACGCGCGCCACCAGGTGGATCGCCTGGCGGTTGAACGCCCAGTTCCCGGTATAGTTCGCGCCAACGGTCACCGGGTCGTTGTTCACCCAGGCGATCTTCAGGCCGGGCTTGCCGATCTCGATGTCGCCGTCGCCGTCGCCCGCGAATCCCGTGTTGACCACGTACTTATTCGTGTCGCGTCCGGTCTTGGTGTTGGTGATGATGTCTCCGACCACGATCGTGTTGGCGCCGGTGTCCACGTGGATCTTCGTACTTCCAGCGCCATACCCGGCGGTCAGGTCCACCAGGTAGCCGGTACCGGTGCCTTTGATGTGCTGGACGATCTGTCCCGATTCGTGGAACTGGAAACCTTGAAGCCGCCCGAGCGTCCCCTCGCGCAGTAATTCGGCGTCGCCAGCCTCATTCACTTTGAACAGGCTGCTCTGGATGCCGCGGATGTTACTGCCAGCCTCGGGCGAAAGCACCATGTGCATATCGCCCCCCCAGGCTCCGTTACGTACCAGGTATTCGCGCACTTTGGCGAGGTCGGTCAGCACGTTCGCGGTGCCGAACGGGGTATTGCCCGCCGTGCCGTACGCGTACGACGCGCCGCCCTTCGCGGCCGCGAACAGGTCCGCCTCCACTTCGTTGACGAGTCTGCGGAAAGCCTGCTCGAACGTCTGCGCCTCCACGTCCGAGTAGATGTTCGCGATGGATGCCTGCTCCTCGCCAGTCCAGGGAAATGCGATCTTCTTGGACTTGCTGATGCTCATTGTCCCATAGGACAACGTGCGCCCGTCCGGGTCTGTCGGGACCGCCGCGGCAGTGATGTCGCTCGAAGTCATGGCCGGGACGATGGGGTACTGGATGTTCTGACCAATGGCTGCATCCTCGGCTGCCGAGTTCATGTAGACCGCAGGCAGAAAACCGATCTGCTCGCGCATAACCTTATTGGCGGCGACCTGGATGGCCGGGATCAGTCCAGTGAGAGTATTCGCGCTCATGGATCAATCCTCCTTACTGGGTGATCTTGCCGCCGCTCTTGGCGTAGGCAAGGCGCTCCTGCGGGGTCAGGTTGTTATACTCCGCAAGAGTCATCGCCTGGGGTTTTTCTTCCCCCTCGGCGGTCGGGGTGGCGGGGACGAACATCCTGGCAGTCTCGCTCGGGGTATTGACGTTCACGAGCTTATCATATAACGCCTTTTTCCCGTCCAGGTCGGCCTGCAATGCGTCCAGCGTTACTCGCAGAGCCAGCGCCTGGGTGACTGCCTCGTCCGTTCCCTCGCTGAGCAGCGCCGCGATTTCCGCGGCCTGCTGGTCGCGTGCTTCGATGGCTTTGTTCAGCACGTCGTAGGGACCTTTGAGATCAATCATCGTTATTTCTCCTTGTTCAGAATTTGGTCGACACGTTCACGCAGGCTCTGCGCCTCGCGTTCCATCTCCTCCCGCGCCGGATCGCTGGAATCCGCCTCGGTCGGTTGATTGGCATCGGTCAGCGACTGCATCAGCGCAGCCGGGGGATGAGCGTACAGATTCAGGCAGTTCACAAAACCGGCCTTGAGATTGTTCCTCTGCCCCGCCGTGATCACCTCGTCCGCGAAGCCCAACTCTACAGCCTCGCGGGCGCTCATCCACGTTTCGTTCGTCATCATGCGCGCCAGTTTATCTTCAGGCAGGCCCGTCCGTTCGGCATAGATCGGCACCAGGCTGTCTTTCACCGTTTTCAGGTCGTCGGTCAAACCCTTCAACGTCTCGATGTCGAGCTGCGCCAGGAAGACCGTCACTGAAGGGTCGTGCACCATCATGTAGGCCGAGTCCATCATCTTCACGCGGCTGGCCGCCATCACCACCGCAACCGCGGCAGACGCGGCGATCCCGTCAATGCGCGCCGTCACAGGTCCGGGATAATCGGTCAGAATGGCGCGCATCCTCGAAGCCGCGATCACATCCCCGCCCGGCGAGTTCACCTTCAACAGCACCGGCCCGCCCTTCCCGTGTTTGTATAGATCGTCTTTGAACTTCTGCGGCGTCACCTCGTCCCCCCACCACGAGAACTCGGAAAGCACGCCTTCCAGTTCCAATTCCGTCATCCCGCTCCCGCTCTCCGCCGCGTCGACAAACGTCCAAAACGGCTCGAACGGCTGGGCGTTGCCGTCGAAACAGCGAAACGGTTGAAAATCATTCGCTGGCATTCATCGCTCCTTGTCTGTTGATTGCCACATCGAGTGGCACAGACGCGCTGTTGATGAAATGCACGTCGCCGTTCTCGATGGGATTGCGCTCGTCCTGTTCGCGCCACTCATTCAGGTTGATGGCGCCGTTCTGGAACAGGGTGGCGTTCATCGCCGCGCGGGCGTCCGGCAGCATCCGCAGAAGCGCCTCGCGTTTGAACTTGAAGTAACTGACCGCCTGCTGGTCGCGGCTCAGCCAGCGGATGCGCGCCGCCTCCTCGAACGGCACTGCCAGCGGGTCCAGCGTCAGCGCCTTGAATTCCTCGAACTTTTGTTCGTTCGAGTTGTAGGCTTCCTTGCCGCGGTTCAGCATGTGGCCCGCGATCCCGAAAAACAGCGCGATATCGTCGTCCGTCGCGTCGATGGATTGCAGCCACTGCGAATCCCGCAACTGCAAATCCACCGGCGTATAACTCTCGATGTTCACGTCGATGATCGCCAGGCGGTAGGCGTTATCCGTCCCGCTCATGCTGTCCTCGTATGCCTCACGGATCGCCTCGCGGTGTTTTTTCTCAGCCTTGCCCTTCACTTTCAGGACTGCCGCAGGCATGAATCCCTGCGCGTGCAGCATGGACTGGGCTTTGTTGGCCGCCAGCCTCCGGCCAAACGTCTCGCGTGCAAACGTGATGACCCCGCGCCCCCACACGCCCGTCTCGTCCGGGTTGATCAGCGTGTGCAGCACTTCGACCGAGGGGATATAAGCGGGTTCCCTTGCCCCCGCGAAACGATGCTCGTACCACAAACCGCCGTCCAGGTCGAACAGCGGGCGCGTGCGGTTCGCAGGCAGGATGAACAATTGCGCGGGCGAGATCGGCGGTTTCCAGATCAGGCCGTTTCCGTAGAACAACAGCCACTCGAAAAATGATTTCTTCAGCTGGAACGGCGTCCAGCCCCAGTCGTTCGCCATCACCTGTAACAGGTATGGCATATTGCGGACGCCGGGATCCTCGGCCACCGCGAACGTATCCCGCCCGGTGCGGATGTATTGTTTGAACGGCATCCCCGCCAGGGCGTCTGTAATGATATTTTTGGCGCGGTAGGCCGTCGCGATGGACTGCGACCCCGTCACCGAGACCGTCTGCCCGGCGCTGGTGCGCTTCCCGTAGGACGGCTCATACTCAACGCTCAGCCGGTTCGCCGGGTCCTGCTTCGGCGCCTGCGTAGAGGCGAAACTACTTAATAACGACATGGCTCGCTCGCTCCTTCTCGATCAGCCACGCCAGGCCGATCAACTCCGCGCCTGTAACGATCAGCGCGGCAGGGATGGACCACATAGCCACCCCAGCCGCTATACAGATCAATCCGGCGATCAACAGCGCGTTCGTCATGCCCACGCTCCAAACACATCCACCAGCGGACCGCTCGCCGCCTTCACGCGTTCTACGTTCGGCAGCAGGTTCAGCCCCTCCTCGACCCACGGCC